CCGCCGAACAACAGATCACTTTCAGCAACGTGTATAGGTGGTGAGGGTAGCCTCGGTCTCCCCGGTCCCCCGTCACTCGGGAGCGGGCTCCGGGTCGGGCTGGGGCACCGGGTTAGTGGGCGTGGCCGGGATCATCTCCACCGAGTAGAACTGGGCGGTCACGTCCCCGTTGGGGTGCTTGCCCGGCCAGCCCTGGAGCAGGTCCACCAGGCTGGTTACGGCCGCTTTGATGTCGTCCGGCGTGGCGGTCCCGCCATCGCTCTGGATCGACATGCTGATGGACAGGCCGTTGTTGGTGGGGACGCTGATCTGGGCGGGGAACATCTGGACGGGTTGCGGGTCTCCGAACGGCATGGGTCTTCCTCCCCTTACTGCGGTAGCACGATGGCTTGGCGCCGGTTGTAGCTGACCGTCCCGCCGGACGAGGACCGGTAGGACAACGTGACGTTGTACTGGGTGCCGGGGGTCAGCCCGGTGACCACGTCCGAGCTGACGATGGTGGCCTGGAGAGAGGCCGTGCTGGACCGGATGATCCCGGCCGTGTTGTCGTTGGCGTTGCGGATGACCGAACCCAGATTGGGCGTGGCTCCGGTCCGGATCTGGAAGTCCATCAGCGCGTAGTCACCGGCCGTGGCGTTGGCCGCCGCCGCCTTGCACGAGACCATCACGGTGCCCGAGGGCGGCGCGATGAACGCCACGCCCCAGACATTGTTCGTGGCGCCGGTCAGCGAGTTGACATAGGACGTGCTGGTGGTGGTGCCGGTGTCGGTGTTGCCGCCGGTCGCCACCACCGGCCCCGGCTGGACCGCCTTACCCGAGCCGCCCAGGACCAGCAGCGAGCCCCGGTAGCTCAGCACCTGGACCGACTGGCCGGATACGAACCGGGCCGAGCCGAGGACCGGCACGTCCGCCACGGTGGCGCCGTTCAGCAGGATGTCCACCGTGCCGTCCGAGGCGATCGAGGACACCGTGGCCGCCTGGAGCCGGAGCGGCCCCTGGCCGTCCGGCTCGGGGTTCAGCTTCTTCTTGATCTTGCTGAGGTTGATGCTCGTCATGCCAGCTCCCGGACGGTCAGCGTGGTGTCCCCCACGAGGTCCAGCGCCACCACGTCCACGGCCAGGATCTTGCCGCCGTTCGAGACCACGTCACCGGCCGAGATGGTGGGGTCGTACGGGACGGTGAGCTGGTAGCTGGCACCGGCGCCCACGTTCTCCGCCAGGATCGTGGTCGCCGCGCTCTGGGCCTGGGGCACGGTGGTGATGAGCGGGGAGCTGTAGAACAGCGTCACGCGGCCGTACGGGCTCGTTCCCGGCCCGGTGCCCGCGTAGGTCGGGGAGGAGGGATCGGTGTCCATGGCGACCGCCTGGACCGGCGTGGTGCCGTCCTGGGGCTCGCCCCGGGCCACCACCACGTTGGGCGGCTTGGTGTCGTAGTCCGCGTCCAGGGTCGCCACCGAGGAGAGCGGGTAGGCCGTGGCCGGGCTGGCCGTGGCCGCGCCCACCTGGATGTGACCGACCCGGTCATACCAGGCCGTCCGGCTGAACCCGTCCAGCACGTCCAGCACCTCGGACCACGGCGCCGAGCCGGTGTCCAGGCCGAACACCCGGGGCGCGCCGAGCGAGGCGCCCACCGCGCTGACGTTCGGGTTGACGCCCACCCGGTTGGTGATCACCTGATTGATCATGGTGCCCAGGTCGGTGCCGGTCGCCACGGTGAACGGGGTCTCGAACCGGTAGCGCTCCACGGCGCCGGAGATGTCGGCCAGGCCCACGTCCACCGTGCGCTCGCCCGCCCGCTTGCCCGCTCGGGCCGAGGCCACCTCGTACGTGCCGTAGGGGACGACTGACACTGAACCGTCAAGAAGCGTCAGGCCCAGCTTGGCCACCACCCGCGTGCCGAACGGGGTCAGGATGTCGCCCGGCCGGGTCGGCAACAGGTCGTTGCCAGCGAACGTGAGCTGGCCGTCCCACCGGCCGTTCCGCGTCGCGTCCTGGGTGAGCCGCCCGCTGATCGGCTCCAGGGTGACGGACTCGCCTCCCCGGTAGAACTCAAACACCATGTAGCGGCTGTAGCCCGTGGGCGTGGCGAGGGCCGCCTGGTGGCGCGCCGAGGTGAAACGCTGGCTCACAGGAACTCCCCCGGGTCCGGCGTGGTCGGCCACGCCACGTTCACCATCGTGATGGACAGCACCTTGACCCCGGGAGTGGCGGGCTGGACGGTCCAGCCTTGCGGAGCGAACCAGCCCGGCGTCCCGCCGAGCGGGGACCAGTAGACCGCGTCCGAGGCCAGCAGCTCCTCCAGCGTGTCGATGGCGGGCATGCCCTCCACCGCGATCACCAGCGAGAGGTCCCGGCCGCTCGGCGTGGAGCTGACCGTGTGGAGCCCGCCATCCAGCGGTGTGGAGTCGGCTACCAGCTTGGGGAAAGCGCCGGAGCGCTCGGTGGCCACAGCCAGCTTGGTGGTGTAGTTGGCCAGCCGGTCGAGCCCGTCCCCGTAGGTGAAGCTCGGCACGGTGGCGCTGGCGAACTCCGTCACCTTCAGCTCGGGCACCGCCAGCGGGCCGCCGGAGATCGTGCCGTCCAGCCGGACGAAATGCACCTCCTTGTACGGGGGGAGGTGGCTGGAGCTGGAGGTGTTGCCGCTCCCCTTGCTGGTGACGCCTGGCGAGCCCGAGCCGGTGGACCCGCTGGAGTGGTCGTGGCTGGTGGTGGGCGAGGAGCCCAGGTCACCGAACGAGGGCGCCTCGAACGAGCCGGTGGTGGAGGTCAGGACGTTGGTCCCGTGGGTGTGGCCCGCGATGTCGTGGGCGTGGCTCGGCGTGGTGTGCGAGTGCGACGAGGAGCCGCCGGTGGAGTTGACCGAGTCCGAGCCCGCGTCCCGGCAGAACCACGTCCGCATGTCCGGCGTGCCGTTGCCACCATTGCACAGGGTCAGCAGCGGATCGAGGCTAGCCACGTCGCCCACGTACAGGCCGATGATCCGGGTCTGGATCCCGCCGCCGGTGTTCTGGAGCACCTTCAGCCGCTTGTTGGGCGGCTCGTGGTTGACCGCGTTGGTGTCGCCCGCATCGGTGCCGCCGCCGTAGCTCGTGGTGTTGCCGGTGCTGGCCGAGCTGACATCCATCGGATGGGTGTGCCGGGGGAGCCACCGGGGGGAGCTGGAGCCGTAGCCCGCCTCGGTCGAGCTGGCCGGGTTGCTGAGCGAGGTCGAGCCGATCGAGTGGTCGTGGCTCAGCCCGGTGTGCGTGTGGCCGCCGATGGGGTGGGTGTGCGTCGCGCTCCCCGTGGTGCCGCCGCCGTTCCCGGCCGCCGCCGCGCCCCGGAGGTAGCGCCCGCTGGCCGCCGCGTAGCTGCTCCAGCCGGACACGCTCTCGGTGGCCCAGCCGACCACGCCGGACGGGTAGGCCGCCTGGGCGCCGTTGGAGGCGATCCAGATCACGTCCAGCACCGGGGGCACGTTGCTGACCGCGCTCACGCTGGGGGTCGCGCTCCCCGAGGTGCCGCCACCATGCGTGCCGGTCGAGCTGGGCCGGGTGTGCGAGTGCGGCTGGTCGGCCTGAGGCTGGCTGGCGCCGTTGAACCGGGCCGAGGTGGTGGAGGAGTTGCTGGTCCCGGTCGAGCCGCCCACCGAGTGGTTGTGGGAGCCGATCGAGTGGTTGTGGCTCGGGAGCGTGTGGCCGTGGGTCGAGCCGCCGCCGGTCACGCCGGTGGGCACGCCGGTCCCGTTCGATCCCCTCGGGAGCCAGCCGTCCAGTGCCGTGACCCGGCTCCAGCCGGACGGGATGCTGGCGGCCGTGCCCGGCCAGCCCAGGATCAGATCGTCCGGCAGAGTGCTGGGCAGATCCACGCTGGTCGAGACGTAGCCCTGGTAGCGCACCCGGTACGTGATGTCACAGGGCGAACTTGACACTTCACAGTCAGGACCGGGCACCGGCTGGGGGTCGAGCTGCGGAATGGCCAGGTCCAGGTACGAACCGTTGAGGCCGTCCGCCACCACCGCGATGCGGTAGGACCCGGTGCAATCGTCGCGCCAGACCTCGGCCACCACGTAATCGTCATCCCACTGCTGGCCGCCGGGGTTGGCCCAGTTCACCCGGTAGCCGCCGTTCTCCGGCACCACGCTGACCAGGGGAGGCGAGGGCGGGGGGACCGTGTTCTGGACGGTGAACTGGTAGGTGATGGCGTTCTGGTACTGGTCGGCTCCCCGAATGGTGGAGCGCACGCCGAACACGGCCCAGTAGGTGCCGTCCGGCAGACCCGGCGCCACGTCCACGCTGACCGGGGGCTGGCCCGCGTCGCCCACGTCGAACACGTTGGGGCCGTTGGCCGAGCCGGTCCGCACGTTGGCGAACCAGTTCAGCGCCGGGAGCCCGTCATAGTCCACCGCGCCGAAGTACATGGTGGGCGCGTTGGTGTCGGTGACGGTGCCACCGTTCTGGTTCGTCCCAGCCGCGTCGCGCAGCTCGGGCGAGAACTGCGGCGCCAGCCGACAGTCCACCTCGATATACATCTCGGCCGTGCGCGTCTCGCTCGCGCCCCCGGCCACGTTGTCCATCCAGCCGCCGCCGATGTTGAGATCGGACAGCGCGCCCGCCGTGTCCAGGCCATAGCTGGTCTGCTGGAACCAAGCGCTGTACTGGTCGATGAACCCTGTGGCGTCAACGGCAACCGTCGAGTAGCCGATCCAGTCGGAGGTCCCCCGGCCAACGTCGATGTCCTCGGTGCACGTACCGGTGTCGCACCGCACCCGGATGTGGCCCCGGATCCGGTGGCGCTGGTAGCCCGCCCCTGGGGTGTGGCTCTCCACCCTCAGGTTGTAGTTGTTGCCCGAGCTGGCGAGCGGGACCTGGACATACGTGCTGTCCGAGTTGTCCGAGGTGACCCCGGCCAGGGTGCCCGAGGGGACCGCCGTGCCGCCGCCCGTCTTGCGGACGGAGAGCGGCCGGAGAACGTCCGTCACTGCCATGATGTCACCCTATCCCGGATCACCGTGGCATCATCCCACGTCGGCCAGTTGCGGGGCAGGCTGAGGCCCGGTGGCGATGAAGTCCGCCGTTACCTGGCGCACCCGGCCGATCTTCACGATCTTGACGGAGGAGCCCACGGGGGCCGCCCAGACCTCGGCCGCGTCGCTCGGGGAGACGAGAACCAGCGGCCGGTTGAGCACCGTCAGGAGCTGGGCCAGCTCGGCCTCGCTCTCCACGGCCGTGCTCAGGTGGAGGTTCCGGCCGCCGGGCGGCGCCGAGGTGACGTACCGGCCGCCCATCACGCCGGTGGCCGCCGTGAACGGCCGGTCCACGTCCCAGGTGAAGATCCCGCCCACGGCCGCGAACAGCGGACCGTCCGCGTTCTCGCTCCGGATCAGGTGCTGGTCATCGTCCCAGACCAGGCAGAACTCCTCGGGCGGCGCCGGGGGCGTCGGCTCCTCCACAAGCTGGATGAACGCCACCTCCTCGTACGGGGGCTCGGCCGTGGAGTTCGCCCAGGTGCCCGAGGTCGAGCCGCCCACCGTGGGCGTGGTGGAGTCGGTGCTGGGCGCCGTGTGAGTGTGGGTGCCCAGGGCCACCGTCACGATGTTGGTGTTGTTGATGGCGGCCGTGGCCGCCCCGGCGCTGGCCAGGCTCTGGGTGTGGGTGTGGCCCGAGGTCGAGTGGTCGCTGTGGCTGGAGGTCGAGTGGCTGTGCGGGTTGAGGGAGCCGCCGGTCTGGCCGAACGTGCCAACGGTGCCCTGGGGGTACTTGCCGAAGAACGAGGGCGTCCCGTTCGTCCCGTCGCACAACTGCCAGTGCTTGGGGATTGAGCCGAGCGAGCCGCGCCACGCACAGATGAGGCCCACCGGGAGATCCGGCACGCCCGAGGTGTTCTGGCGCGCCCGGATCGTGAAGTAGGGGATGTAGTCCCCGACCCGGCCCGAGGTGACCCCGGCCGCGCTGGAGCCCAGAGCCGCCGTGGCCGTGCTGGCCGCCGAGATCGAGTGGCTGTGGCTCCCCGTCCACAGGGCTTGGGTGGACCCGGCAAACAGGCTCTTGTTGCTGGTGACCGAGCCCGAGGTGGACGAGTGCGTGTGGGAGGTGCCGGTGTGCGTGTGCGCGCCCACCGTGTGGGTGTGGCCCTCCATCGCGCTGGCCACCTGGACTCCGCCGTCCGCACCGGCCGCCGCGCCCTTCAGGTAGCGGCCGTGGGCGTTGGCGTAGTCCGTCCAGCCTGACACTGAAATGTCAGGCATGAGGCCCATGGCGTTGTTCGGCACGCCCGCCGGGGTGCCGTCCGATTCCATCCAGATCACGTCCAGCCGGACCGGGTCGTTGGCCACGCTGCTGGTGCTCGGCGTGGCCGAGCCGGACGAGACGCTGTCCGTGCTCGTGCTCGGCACGGTGTGGGTGTGGCTGGACAGAATGGCCGTGGTGCCGGTGGCCCCGTCGTTGCCCGGGGTCGTCCCGCTGGCCGCGCCGCTGGCGCCGGTGGTGGTGTGGCTGTGGCTCAGGCTGTGGGTGTGGCTGGGCACCGTGTGGGTGTGCGTGGCCGCCCCGCCGGTGGTGCCGGGCTGGGTCGAGCTGCTGGCCACCTGCTTGGGGTACTTGCCGTCCAGCGCCGTGGTCCGGGTCCAGCCGCTCGGGACGCTGGCGTTGGTGCTGGGCCACATCACGATCAGGCCCGCCGGGACGCCGGTGTCGAACGAGTCGGACCAGTCGGACACCCGGAGTGCCCCGTCCACCCTCCCCACCGTGCGCGCCCGGTAGTAGGAGCAGCACGGATCCGGGGTGTGCTCGCACGTAGCGCCCACGCCGGTCCGGGGGAGGGAGTAGTCCACGTAGGTGGCGCACTCGTCGGTGGCCAGCGGGCCGAGGATGGCGACGCTGGTCAGCCGCTGGTCCGAGGTGATGCTGGCCGGGTTGGAGACGGTCCAGAGGTTGCCCTGGTCGTCGGTGAACGAGGTGGTCCCCGCCATCCGGCCGGTGAAGTCCGGCGAGACGATCAGGGCGCCGTCCGCGCTGTTGCGCACCTCGGCCCAGTAGACCCGGCCCGTGAACCGGTTGAACTCGCCCTGGTACTTGCCGACGTAGTAGCCCGCCGTGCTGTTGAACAGCGAGGTGGTCCCGCCGCCCGAGTTGGTGATGGGGTCGCTGAAGGCCACCCAGGCGCCGGTCTCGTCCATCGCCTCGAACGTGACCGCGTAGCCCCCGGCGCCGTCGTCCACGTCCAGGCGCACGCGCATGGTCACCCGGCCGTAGCCGTCGATCGGGGGCCGCGAGGTGGCGCGCGCAAAGAAGGTGTTGGCGCCGTCGGTGCTCCAGACCAGCATCGGGATCCCGATCAGACTGGGGTCTCCGTTGCCGTCCGCGTCCAGGCTCAGCCGCCACGAGCGCTGGCTGACCCCGTCGTTGTTGTAGTGGGCCACCAGGGTCTCGTCCCCGGCCGGGCGCCAGTCGTCCGAGCGCTGGGCCGAGACGATCACCTCCAGGTCGGCGGGCACCGTGCCGGGGTTGGGCGTGGAGGCGTAAGCGTTGGATCCGGCCGTGCCGGGGAGATCGAGGTAGCCGCCCTGGGCACAGTCCACCCGCTGGATCTCCACGTACGCCTCGGCGCCGTCGAAGTCGTCCACCAGCGGCGCGCACGCCTCGATCGAGTAGAACGGCGTGTCCGCCACCGGCGTGACGGCAGGCTGGTCCGGCACCTGGACCGAGCCCACCGAGATGGTGAACGAGGTGGTGACCTCGGCGCTGGCGTACGCGGTGTTGCTCCCCAGGGTGGACCAGACCTGGGCGTGGGCCACGTACGCGCCGTTGTCCAGGGCGGCCGTGGCCTGGTTGGTGGCCGGGCCGCTGACCACGCCGGTGTCCCAGACGATGGCGCCGCTCAGGGTCACCCAGTACCGGTACTGGCGCCCCGAGAGGCCGTCCAGGTCCGGCGTACCCACGGTGATGGTGGGCTGGGCCGTGTCACCGATGGTGGCGCTCGGCGTGCCGGTGCCGTCCAGCACCTGGAGGGTGAACGTGGGCGCCTCGCGCGAGTCCACGTCCAGGTACAGCTCCTCCAGCTTGACGCCGGTGGACTGGCCGGTCACGTAGCACGAGAGCACCGTGGAGCCGTCCGCCGGGACGCCGGTCCCCCACGAACCGGTCACCGTCCCCGGGGAGGAGGAGAACTGGGCGGCCACGCCAGCGACCAGGCCGCCGGACGCCAGCCGCACGGCGCCCCAGGCGTCCCCGTCCTCGCCCCGCATCCGGAGCCGGGCCTGGTGGCGCCGCTCGCCCACCGGCGGCGCGTCGGCCGGGGTCGCCAGGATCAGGGCCGAGCCCGAGCCGGACCACGTGTCATAGGTCGAATCGTTGTCGTCCGAGGTGGCGCTGTGGAGCGTGCCGCTGCTGGCCGTCCAGCCGACCCCGGACGAGGTGGCGGACGGCCGCAGCGTGGTGATGGTGCCCATGTCCTCCCCTAACCCTGGGCGTTGGCCAGGGCCTCCAGCAGCGCCTCGGCGGCATCCTCGCCCGCCTTGGTGCCGCCACCCTGGATCACGATGGCGCCAGGCGCCAGGGTCACGTTAACGGTCCGGCCCGAGCCGCCGGTGGGAGCGGTCGCGCTGGCGCCGTCCCCTCCCCGGGCCGCGCCCGCCGTGAACGAGGGAAGCTCGGCGGTCAGCCCGGCCAGCTTCTTGCGGATCGAGCCGAACTCGTCCTGGAGCCCGTCCCCGAACCCGGCCATGACCATCCGGCCCGAGTCCCGGAGGATCTTCTGGTCCACCTCGGCCGGACCCTTCCAGTCCGGGAGCATGCTGGTCAGCGAGCCCAGCAGGGACTTGACCCGGCCGAATCCAGCCTGGATGCCCGAGATCAGACCACTGATGATCTTGGAACCGGCCGAGACCAGCCAGCTCCCGGCGCCCGCGAACGCGCCGGTAACCGCGCTCTTGACCGAGCCGATCTTGGCCCGTACCGCGCCGATCTGGTTGGCGATGCCGTTGACCAGGCCCTGGATGATCCGGACCCCGGCCGAGATCAGCCAGCTTGCCGCGCTGGCCACCGCGCCCAGGATGGCGGACTTCACGCTGTTGATGGCCGAGCGCGCCCGGCCCACGCCGCTGGAGATGATCGAGCTGGCGAACCCCACCATCAGCTTGACGCCCGCCGCGATCATCGCGCCGAGCACGCTCAGCAGCGCGTTGACCATCGCGATGTTGATCTGGGCGATGCCTCGCACGATCGAGGGGATCGAGCGGATCAGCGCGCCCAGCAGCGCGAGCATGAGCTGGCCCGCCGCGCTCGCAATCTGGGGACCGTTCTGCTGGAGCACCGTCACGAACGTGGGGATCAGCACGCCCGAGATGAAATTGATAATCATGGGCATGGCCGTGCCGAACGCATTGGCCAGCGCCACGATCATCTTCACACCCGCGTCGATGATCTGCGGGTTGTTCTTCAACAGGTTGGTGATCTGCGGAATCAGCGTCCCGGTGATGAACGTGGTCAGCAGGCCGATGTTTTGCGCCCACGCCTGGAGCAATTGCTGGAGCACGGCAATACCCGCCTGAATGAACTCGGGCGCGTGCTGGAACAACTGCGTGATGGCCGGGATGATCTGGGTCGAGATCACATTGGCGATGATCCCGATATTGGACACCCAGCCCTGCATAAAGGTCTGGATGGCCTGGATGCCCTGCTGGATGAGCTGCGGTCCCTGGGTGCGCAGCGTGTTGATCAGGGTCGGGATCACCTGGGTCTGAATCGCGCTCACAAGCTGGGGGAGCGCGTTGCCGATGCCCTGGACGATGGCCACCAGCAGGTTGGTCCCGAGGAGCAGGAGCTGGGGCACGGCCGCGATCAGGGCCGAGATGATCTTGGGGATCGCCTGGATCAGCGCGGTGTAGAGCGAGGGCAGGGCGCCGAGGATGCCCTGGATCAGGCCCTGGATCAGCCGGAGCCCGGCCGAGATGATCGTGGGGATCAGGCCGATGATGCCGGTCACCAGCGTGGTCACGATGTTGACGATGGCCGGGAGCAGCGTAGGCAGAGCGCGCACGATCCCGTCGGCCAGGCCGTTGATCAGCTCCCCGGCCGCCGCCACGACCTTGGGCACGGTCTGGACCAGGCCGTTCACCAGCGTGGTGGCGATGGCGACGATCCCCGAGATCAACTGGGGGATGATCGTGGGGAGCTGCTGGGCGATACCGAGCACGATCTGGATCACGGCGTCCAAGATTTGCTGCTTGAACGCGAGGAATTTCTGAATCAGGCCCGGCAGATTGTTGATGATGTAATTCAGGCCCTTGGTGACGATTGACTTTATGCTGTCAACCACCCGGTCAAAGAAGCCCGGCGAGAACGCCTTTTCGATGATGTCGAATACCTGGCCGACCGAGGCGCCACCCTTGAAGGCGTCCCACGCTTCTTTCAGAATGGCGGGCAGCGGGCCGAGGAAGTTCTTTACCGCGACATAGGCGCGCGCCAGCCAGCCGATGAACTCGCCCAGCCAGCGGATCACCTGACCGAGTCCCCGGATCAGATCCTGGAAGAAAATGGTGGCCTCGGGGCCGCTGGCCGCGATGTTGCCCAGGAAGTTCGAGATGGACTGGCCGAACCCGCCGAACTCCTTGGCGATCCCCTTCAGGAACGGGTTGGCCGCCGCCATCAGGTCCAGGAACCCCGGGAGGGAGTTGTGGACCAGCTCGGCCAGCCCCTTGGTGAACGGGACGATGGCCGGGGCCAGGATGCCGAACGCGGAGCGGATGATCGGCATGTCCCGGACCGCCTGGTCCCGGAACAGCGCGAGCGCGTCAAGGAGCGGCTGGGCAATCGGCTTGGCCGCCTTGGCGAACTCGGTCTCGATCGACTTGCCGATCTTGGCCGCCGCCGCCGCGAACTCGGGGTTGGTCTTGGCCAGCACCTTGGCGCCGATGCCGATCAGTCCGGCCGAGGCGCCAAAGATGATCCCGCTGGCGATCAGCGCACCGGCCGCCGGGCCGACCACGGCCGCGAGCCCGGCCACGGCGGTCAGCCCGGCCGTGATGAGCGCCGGGCCGATCAGCTTGGGGAGGGTGCTCAGGCCGCCGGTGAGCGCGTTGGCGAACAGGGTTGCGGAGTCGGTCCCCGTCCGGCCGAACAGGCCCGCCAGAAAGCGCCTGATGGCGTTGCCGTCGGTGTTCTTCTTGACCGCCTTGGGCAGGGCCTTGCCGAACGCCTTGCCGCCCGCGTCCCCGCCCTCGCTGCCCGCCTTCTCGCCCTCGGCCACGAACCGGCCGGTGAACGCGTCCCGGAGCCGCCCATCGGAGCCCCGGACAACCCCGTCCCCGAAGTCCTCGCCCGCGCGCTCGCCCGCCTTGCGCGCGCCGTCCTCGTCCACCGGCACCTTGACCGGGTCCAGGTCGATGCGGTCCAGGGCGCGGTTGAGGTCTCGTTCGGTCTGCCGGGCGAAGTCCCGGACATCGCCTTCAACCTCTACGCTTGCTGATCCGACATCGGCCACGTGACCAGCGTAGTTGGCACTTAACTGTCACGGCACCCCGGGGCAAGGGGGCATTTCGCGTAGGCTGTCCGCATGGACGTTTCAGCGGCCCAGCTCACCAACACCGGCGACATGGTCCAGGTGGTGGATCCCGGCTTCCCCTACACGGTGGACATCTACCTGGCCGGGGGCACCGAGCGCCCCCAGGTGAAGGGCCTTGTGGTGTGGGCACGGCCGGACGAGGAGGGCGCGATCGAGCCGATCACCTCCACCGTGCTGGCCCAGCTCCCCATCCGGCAACTGGCCAGCGTGGCCGCCAGCGAGCTACAGGGGGAGGGTGAGGCCCAATACCGGATGCTGGCCCGGCCGCGCCCCAGCGGCTCTAGGAGCTGGCCGCCGGACCACTTCGAGCGCGTGGCGCGCGTGGCCGCTTGGGCACGCCGGACGGGGCGCCCTGGTGGCGCTGCTGGGGCTGTGAGCGAGTTCTGGGCTGTGCACTACCGGACGGCTCGGCGCTGGATTGCTGAGGCGGCCCCTGGCCCGGAACCGACGGCGCCGGGCGCGGCCCGGCCATAGCCTCGAACTCGGTCAGGACCCGCTCGCTCGGCGTGCGCTTCTTGCCGGGCTGGGTCAGCGCCTCGTTCTCCAGGATGGCCTCGAACTTGGTCCGGGCCTCGTCCGGCAAGTTGCCGATGATAACGGCGTAGACCGCGTCCAGCGCGGCGCCGATCGAGACCACGTCCCAGCGGAGCCCGATCTGGGCGAGGTGGCCGCCGATGGTCGGCCAGTTGCCGTCCGCCGCCAGCGCGAGCACGAGGGAGACGTGGA